ACGTGAAGGATATTTTATGGTAGATAAAACCCCACGCACTTCCCAAACAAGGGAACAACAAGGTCGTAGAAAACCTTGGAAACCACCGTCTACGTTAGACGCTCCACAAGCCCCAGAAGGCTATGTTCATAGATGGATTCGTGAATCTATAATGGGTCGCGATGATAAAAAGAACCTCTCTGCTCGCCTACGCGAAGGCTTTGATTTAGTTCGTGCTGATGAGTACCCTGATTTTGAAGCTCCTACTGTCCAAGATGGAAAACATGCAGGAGTTATTGGAGTTGGAGGATTACTCTTAGCTCGCTTTCCCATTGAAACTCAACAAGAGCGAACTGCTTATTTTCAACAAAGAACTGAAGATCAGCAAATTGCAGTTGATAATGATATGATGAGAGAAGAGCACCCTAGTATGCCGATCAGTAAACCTGAAAGGCAATCTCGTGTAACCTTTGGGGGCAAAGCTCCCAGTAACTAATTAGGAGAATTAAGTATGGCAAATATTGATGCCAGTTTTGGTCTTAGACCATATAAAATGCTTGGTTCAGGAGCCAATACTAGTGGTATGTCAACATATAAAATTCAAACTACAGGCACACAAGGAGTAGCGAATGCGATCTATCAAGGTCAGCCAGTTATTCCTCTTGCAAATGGTTTGATTTCTTATTGTGGAAATGCTAATGGTGGTACTGTTCCAATACTTGGAGCCTTTATAGGCTGTAACTATACTGACTTACTAGGAAATACTGTTTTTACAAATAAGTATCCTGGAACTGCGTCAGTGAAATCAAGTACAGAAGTGACAGCACTTGTTGCAGATCATCCTGATCAATTATTTTTGATCAATTGTAATGCAGGAGTAACACAAGCTGATGTATTTAGAAATGCAAACTTCGCTACTGCTATAACTGGTAATGATACTACTGGTATATCACTAGCTGAGTTAGCTCAAGGAACGCTAAATAGTACTAATTCGTTGAATTTGAGAATTGTTGGTATAGAAGATACACCTTCAAACTCAGATACTGCGTCTGCAGGAATGTTAGCGATCGTAATGTTAAACAATCACTTTTATCGTTACAATGCTAACGGTACTGGTGCAGGAATATAGGAGAATAGATAATGGCAATAAGTAGAAGTCAACTCCTGAAAGAACTGGAGCCAGGACTAAACGCATTGTTTGGTCTTGAGTATGATCGTTATGATAACGAACATGCTGAAATATTTGATACTGAATCTTCAGACAGAGCGTTTGAGGAAGAAGTGATGTTGTCAGGTTTTGGACAAGCCCCAACCAAAGGTGAAGGTGCGTCTGTAACTTATGATGATGCTAACGAAGCATATACTGCTCGTTATACTCATGAAACTGTTGCTTTAGCATTTGCTATAACAGAAGAAGCTATTGAAGATAATCTCTACGATAGACTTTCAAGTCGTTATACAAAAGCTCTAGCTCGTTCCATGTCTAACACAAAGCAAGTCAAAGCCGCGAGTATTTTAAATAGTGCTTTCAGTAACACTGTTACTTATGGTGATGGTAAAGAGCTTTGTGCTACAGACCACCCAACAGTAGGTGGAGGAAACTTTTCAAATGAGCTAGCAACATCTGCTGACTTAAATGAAACTTCTTTAGAGACTGCGTTAATTGATATCGCAGGATTTATCGATGAGCGTGGTTTAAAAATTGCGTTACAAGGTAGGAAATTAATCATCCCACCACAATTACAGTTTGTTGCTGACAGATTATTAGAGACAACTCTAAGACCTGCAACAGCAGACAATGATATTAACGCAATGAAAAATATGGGTATGTTACCTGAGGGATATGTTGTAAATCATTTCCTTAACGACCCAGATGCGTTTTTCATCAAAACCGATGCTCCAAATGGCTTTAAACATTTTGAAAGAGCTTCAGTCAAAACATCTATGGAAGGTGATTTTGAAACTGGCAACGTCAGATATAAAGCTAGAGAAAGATATTCTTTTGGCGTATCAGACCCACGATGTGTGTTTGGTTCTCCAGGAGCATAATTTTTTCTTTAACCCGATGGAGAAAAAATTGGGAGGTGACGCTTGTCGCCTCCCTTTTTTTATAGTACAACATAAGTATTCTTGACTATTGCATAATGTGATAGACTAAACCCAGACAAGGAGGTATTATGGGTACTACAACTTTTTCAGGTCCTATTAAAGCAGGAACTATCAAAGAAACTACTGGAACTACAGTCGGCTCTGACATGAAAAACACAGGTCAGGTTGTAATGGCACAGACTACTGCTATTGATTTATCAGGTGGTGCTATCGCGGCTCAAGCGACTGATATGATTATTCCAGCGAACTCACAAATAATAGATTGTGTATTTGACATCATAACTGCCGCGAACACATCAACTAATATCAGTCTTGGTAAAGTAGGTGGAAGTGCAACTGCATTTGTAAACGCACATACAATCGGAACAACTGCAGGAAGACAATATCCAACTACAAAATCAGGGGGAGCATTGGCTTGGGAAGACGTTGGAACAACTGATGTAAGAATGAATGTAACTAATTCAGCAGGAACTAATGCAGGAGAAGTTAGAATCACAGTCTTATATCAACAAAATACTAACCTAGCTTAATAGGAGTCAATAATGGCAGGACCAATTAAAGCGTATAATTGGGCTCAAGGAACGAGTGCAGGAATAGTTGGTCCTTCTCGTTCTAGGCTAAGAGGAGTTAGAATTTATGGTAACGCAGACGGAGCTTTTACATTTAAAAACGGAAGCAACTCTGGTGATGTAATTTTAACTCAAAAATTTAAGGCAGGAGACTCTGATGTATATATTCCTGATGATGGCATATTAGCCACTGATGGAGTATATGTCAGTGCTTTTACTGGTAGTAGTAACGAACTAACAATATTGCTATCATAATGTCTGCAAGAAAAATATCTAGTCTGGAAAGCGATGTAAAACTTATAGCCCAAAGGCTAGATATTATTGAAACTAATCATTTAGTTCATTTAAGAGAAGATATAAAAGGTTTGAACCAAAAAATTTGGGTAATTGTTATTTTGGTTATTGCTCAATTATTTGGTTTAGTGTTTACATTAATATCATAATAAAGGAGAAAATCTTATGATGAAAAAGAAAAAAGGCTACGCTAAAGGTGGTTTGATGAACAAAAAAGGTATGGCTAAAGGTGGTTTGATGAAAAAGAAGAAAAAGAAGCCAAGTAAAAAAATGCCTATGGCTTTATTGAAAAAATTTAAAGGCAAAAAGAAAAAGAAGTAGTGCCTTATCTACAAAGTAATATTCCTCATTTTAAGTGTTGGGTAAGAAGGGAATATACTTGTAATCATCAAAAGTATCATGGTGAGTTTTTACACGCTATGGCAATAGCTGTGACAACTATACCGAATAGATGTTTAAGTTTCCAAGTTATCTTTACTGGTTGTGAAACAGATGGTACTAAAAATCCCAACGTACACGGTGGAGCTATGTGGGCTAGAATGCCTATAACAGCTATGGTTGCTGACATTGCTGTTGAAAAATGGGCTGAACCAATGGCTGTTCACGAAGCTCAACCTTGGGATTGTGCTTCTCATACACATGCTGTTTACACTTTAGATAGAGCGACACCATGTCCTTGGATAGCTAAAATAGATGGGGAGTTTTTCCCTGCTAAATATTTATTTACTGTAGACTATACAGAAAGTGAAATAGCTGATGATCCTGCACAACACAAACAAAATCATGTTATGTATCTAGTTGATGCAGGAAAGTGGACAGGAAATATTGTAGCCTTGCCAAATAATAGAGTTCGTGTTACACATCCTGCATGGTTTGAAACAGGAAAAGGTGCTCCAGATTTTTTACCATCACAACATATACACTATTCAAAATCTGATTTAGACTATACACTAGATGTAAATAAGATTTTTGATAATATATATAACGAGGAGTAAATGGCAACTTCAGGTTCAAAAGATTTCGATTTAGCTGTAGACGAATATGTAGAAGAAGCTTTTGAGCGTTGTGGTTTACAAGTAAGAACTGGATATGACTTAAAAACAGCCAAACGTTCTTTAAATTTATTATTTGCTGATTGGGCTAACAGAGGTTTAAATCGTTGGACAATGAAGCAAGAAACAATAAGTTTAGCCAATGGTATTGATACTTATCCTTTGGGAACATTAACAATAAGTGTTGCAAACTCTGCAAATTTTTCTGTT